GCACCACCAGGGACATCAACGTCACGGAACTCACCAGGCATGAGAGGCGAATCATCCCCTTTGATGCGTAAACCACGAGCCTTAAGACCAGCTGGTAAATTAGATAAAGTACCAGCATAAAGTACCAGCATCGATAAGTTGACGAAGAATGCTTGTAGCGCTTTTAGCAAGTCCACCAATAAGGTGTATAAGCCCCGTACCATAGAACCCAAGACCTGGAAGATATTTGTAATGTACAAAGTATTGGACTTTCTTTTTCTTTTCATCGTCTTCATAATAATTCCTTCTAATTGATAGTATTGTTCTAGAAGACTTATCTATCGTAACAACATAAGGTCTTTCAATACCATCCTTATCATCAAATGGCTCTGGCATTTCTATATCTGCATGCATTTCTAGAAGAGTATGTCTGTCATCATCTTCTATTACAGCAGACTCGCCATCAAGCTCATCATATTTTTCTTGTATATCTGACATATCTGGCTCTGGATCTGGTAGATCAACATCACGATAAAACCCATTCACCATTAACTTTGCTATTTCATTCGCTGATTTCTTCATAACATGTGTGTATCTCGCACATGTCATTAAGTCTGTAGCTCCATATGAAACCACAAAGTCCTCCGCAGGAACAAACATTGCACACGGTCTTTCTAAGAGAGGATCATAATAGACTTTTTTGAACGCTGATCCTGCGAGAGGAAGTTTGAAGAGCATCTGCTCTGTCTCATCTCTATATTCTGTCATCTCCTCTGTGAGAAGATAATTCATTTCATTTTCTACACGATTAGCCTGATCATTTTTTTCTGTGGTTTGTTTACCTACTATCTTTGTCCTAACAGGACCTGCTGCTGGGAATATCTCTCCCATTGCTTGTGCCTGAAATCGCACAATACTTTCTGTTAACACAGGATGAAATACACCAGACGCTCCTGACCAAGGCTGTTGTCTTTCTTCTATTTTCATTCCAAGAAGATCTAAACCTTTGACATAAGATTTAGCCCAATCACCTCTTGATTTCCTATCTGTATTAAAACTTTCTATTAATTCATCTGCTAACTTTTGTAAGTCAGCTTCTTCTAAAAATTCTGCTAAATTGCTATCGTGATCTGGTCCAAGTAATTCTTCTGTTTTGTTTCCTTCAAAGTCTATTACAACTCCACCGTCTTCTGTTGCCACAGAAACTGAATCAGGATTTTCAATCTCTACTTGTATTTTTTCTTCCTGTTCAGCCAAAACCTTTTCACTTAGTTCTGCTGGTGTCATTTGTTTTTCGACAGCCATGAATTACTCCTTATTTAATTCTTTCTAAAATTCTATCTATCTTTTCTTCTAGCCTGTTTATTGCCACAGTTACATCGTCTCTTTTTGCGTAATCTTCTCTAGTTTTATTTAACAATATATCAATTCTTTTTATTTCTCTAGATTGTGTTCCTAAAAACCATCCACCGCCTAAAACGATTATGCCAATAAGACCATCTATTATATGCGTCATTTCCATTAGTAATACTCCACTGGTCTTCTGTATACTGGCTCATCATCCCAGTCATCCATATTTGTTCTAATCCAACCACCTTGCCTGAATCTTAACAGAGCTTGTGTAGTTGAGTCAACTAAGTCATCATGATCTCCTGATGGAAAAGATGCACACTCCTCTATAACTTCCTCTGCCCACCTAGTGGGTGGATGCCATATTACGCCACTTGCAAAGAAGTCTGTTACTGCGTTTACTCTAGCAATTTTATCCTGACCTCTACTTGGAGTGAACTCTGTTACAGGTATGCCCATAGATCTTAATTCAAAAATTAATGGTGAACCTGCTGCTTTTGCTTCAATAATCATTTGATCTGGTTCAAACTCATGATACTTATCGTAAGCCGCTCTTTTTAATTCTGGAAACTCTAACTTTTCTTTATACGCATCTATTAAAATTAAATTAGGAACTGTTTGACCTTCTGAGTTTGGATGATGAAATATTCCCCATGTCGTGCAAGCGCTGTAGTCAGCTCTCTGAGTTTTTAGAAAAGCTGTATCCCAAGATTGGATAATTGCATCGCAAGGTGGTAGTTGTGGCTTTTTCCATTCCTGCCACCACTCTCTTTTTATCAGAGCGCCTTCTTCAGAGGTGGGGTCTTGTTGATATTGTGCGTTCCATTTTGATACAGGCAGTTCTGCTTTGATCGCTTCAAGCTCTTCTTTTTTCCAAAACTGCTCCCATAACGCTTTACCTGATGGCATAATAGCTGGAAGCTCTATAACTTCCCACTCACTACTGCCTTCTCTTTGTGTTGCATTTTTTATTATCTGACCAGTTAAATCTCTTTTACTCCATCGTGTCATAACGATAATTATCGCACCACCTGGTTGTAGTCTTTGTCTTGGACCAGATGTGTACCACTCGTAAACTTTGTCATAAACTTCTGGGTTGTACGCACCGACTGTTGCATCTTGTTCTGAATGTGGGTCATCAATGATTAAAACATCTGCACCTTTACCTGTTACCGCGCCACCTACACCAATAGCAAAATATTCTCCGCCTTTGTTTGTGTTCCATCGACCTGCCGCCTTACTATCTGCCGATAATGTCACACCTTTAAAAATTTTCTGAAAATCTTCAGACTGAATAAGATTCCTAACCTTTCTTCCAAATCCTACAGATAACTCTGCGGTGTGTGCAGTCTGTATAATTTTTTTATGGGGGTACATCCCTAAAAACCATGCTGGAAACAAGTAACTTGCAAACTCTGACTTGGTGTGACGGGGTGGCATATTGATGATTAGTCTTTTTAATTCACCCCTAGCCACCTTTTCAAAAGCCTCCGACATGATCTCATGATGCCTTCCGTGGATGAATGAAGCCCACTGAGACCGCACAAATGGTAAAAAGGTAGTTTGACAGCTCTTAAGTTGTTTTGCCTCTTCTAGGCGCTCTAAAAGCGATAATATCTCTTTTTTCTTTTCTAGAGGTACATCTCTTAACTTATCGTTAAGGTCATTTAGGTCAATCGCTTGTTTCATCATCCCAATCAAAGTCATCAACTAAGTCTGGTGGTCTACATTCTATAATCTTAGATGCCATATCCATCATAAACATTGCCTGTGTAGGCTTAAAAGGCGAATAAACATACATCTGCTGCTCACCTTCATCGTTAATATACCAACCTATCATTATAGGTTTGTCTATTTCTACAGCATCTTCTGGTGATTGTCTATTTCTAGCAACAAATTTCTTAAACTTTTTGAAATCTATAACATTTTTAGAGTCTTTTTTAGAGATATCTCTCTCCTTACTAGTTATAACTAGTATATTATAACTAGTTATGTATTAATAACAAACTAATAATACTAGTTATAACTATTAAGAGGGGCATTTTAAGGCAATTTAGTGAAAATTTAGTAATTGTTTGTGGAAAATAACATGCAGGGTGCACGGCTAGCCCCATCGCTACATGGTGGGTCGGGGGTAGGTGGGCTACAAAACCACAAAAATAGCGAAAATAGAGGGGTCTAGCTAGCCCTAGAATTAAATAGTTCAGATAATTTTTTTTCTAGCTGATCTTCTAACTGTTCAACACTATGTTCACTACTGTTTTCTAGTTCAATCTTATCACTATACATACCAATAGTCTTTCCTAGCAGTGTTAAAGCAGTAAGTTTGTCTGATGTTCTATTAGAATTGTCTTCAATAATAGTCTCAAGGTTTTTCAAAACGTATTGCTTTCGAGAGATCGCTACCATGCGATGATCTTCCTCAGATTTAGTACTTAACTCAGCTATCCTTGATGCAACCTTGAGGTTACTTGCCAATGCACTTGCTTGTTCCCAAATACTCTTTGGCTTGGTTGTATCCTTGACCTCATATACGGACTTATAAGCTTGTGTAATTTGAGATCCACTAGAAACTAACCTTGCAAACTTTTCTTGCTTGTCCGTCAATCTTTTTGACATAAAACCACCTATAAAAAAATAAAGTTCATATGCACTTTTTAACATGATCTAGCTAAAATGATCAAATAATAAAAAAAAATTTATGTCCTGTAATCTAAGCCTGTACTAGGTTTCATGTGATTACATGTGATTATGTTGGATAATGTAGTATTGTATTGTTGACAATAAGTCTTAAATTTAGTATCACAATGTTACACGGACTGTTTCGTTTTTTTGAGGTCTTAGTTTAGTAGGCTGAAGAATGTAAAAATAGCTATAGAGGTTAAATTAAAAAAAGGTAAGCCCTCTTCTTCCACCCCTAGGGCGATGTTGGAACGTAAGCACGAGATTATTAACGTCTTTATGTGAGAGATTGTTTAACTTGGTCATCCCTCTTGCAAACTTTTAGATTTTACAAAATGTTTAACTTGGTCATGAGTAGTTTAGTAGTCGCAGACTTAACTGTCATTGTGTACGAATGTGGTGTAATGCCCTTTTGTAGATCAGTTCCAAAACTAAACTATAATCTCCTATGATTATAGCAATGGGGCAGTACTTTACTGCTCCACTGTAATCTAGTGTGTGCTAGGTCTGATGATCTCAAAAGAGTGAAACAGTTAATCTATAACTTAGGAGTTAGTATGAATTATCAAACAAATAGACATTTTTACAAGAAGTATATCAAAGAAACTTTTCAAAGCGAAGTTGAAGAATTTGATTGGGAATTATTCGTAGGCGATGAAGTAGCCTTTGATGTTTTTGACAAGCAAAAATATACGATGGCAATTAAACGTGATAACTTTTTCTTCTTTATCAAAGACAAAGATGAGTTGTTAAAAATTATAAGAATGTTCTCAGTTACTGCACCAAAATTATGGGATAATAAAGACAATCAAAAATTTCATGATGCAGTAAGAGACAAGCTAACAAGTATCGAGAATGCTAGAAGATTGCTAGAAGATTTTACTAAGCCTTATGATTGCAAATACGTCAGCATTATTGATCGCTTAGAGAAAGTGTCTTAATTCATTGGGGCAGTAATGCCCCACTGTCTAGGAATGTGTGTTCCTACTGATGAGTACAAAAGTACGAAACAGTTAACTAACTTATAGGAGTTTATATGAA